CTTTTATGAACTACATATACAAAGATAAACCAGTACAAGGAATATATAAGGTAATAAAGGTCGGAATATTGCCAAGCAAGACATATTTAGCGGAACAGGCCGCCATAGAAAGGGCAATAGTAAAAAAGAGAAATATTAATTCCAGGAAGAGACCATACGATTTTGATAACCGGTGGGAGGATGCAGTAAAACCGTTCAGAATATTATCCCGGAGAAAGAAGGCAGCCGTATGAAATTTGTAAAAGTAGCCGGAAAGAAACAGATAGTAACGAACGGTAAGAAAGGTAATATGAACCAGTTTATTTACGGAAAGCAGAAAAGGAGAAGGTGAAGCAGTTCACCGGAAAATAAAAGAAAGGAAAAGAATAATTCTAGATAATAAGAGCGCGCTCGTTCAGACGTGAACGATGAAAATATTAGTAGCCTGCGAAGAGAGCCAGGCAGTAACGATTGAACTCAGGAAGCTTGGACATGAAGCTTATAGCTGTGATATAGAGCCTTGCAGTGGAGGACACCCGGAATGGCACATACAGAATAATGTTTTGCCATTGCTTGATGGATGCACATATTTCTATACGATGGACGGAGTGCTACATACGGAGTTATCACAGAATCATTGGGACATGATAATAGCCTTTCCTCCTTGCACGCATTTAGCAGTATCCGGAGCAAGATACTTTGATAAAAAAAAGAAAGATGGCAGACAGCAGCAAGGTATAGACTTTTTCATATTATTTACTAATGCAGATTGCCCTAGAATTGCAATAGAAAATCCTATCGGAATTATGAGTACTAACTACCGAAAACCAGACCAGATAATACAGCCTTGGCAGTTTGGACACGGAGAAACCAAAGCAACATGCTTATGGCTTAAGGGGTTGCCTGTATTAACACCTACTGACATAGTATCAGGAAGAGAACAAAGAGTATGGAAGATGCCGCCGGGACCTGAAAGGGCAAAAATGAGAAGTAAGACCTTTCCCGGAATAGCAAAAGCAATGGCAGAACAATGGGCTGGTAAAGTGAATATGGATGATGGTATACAAATGGAAATCTATGATTACCCCGAAGTGATACCGAATTAAGGAGCGTGAAATAATGAACATAGTAAGTTTTGGCGGTGGAACGAATAGCACCGCGATGATAATAGGTATGTATCGTAAGCAAATACCCATAGACCTTATCCTATTCGCCGATACGGGGGGGGAGAGACCAGAGACGTACCAATTTATAGGTACATTTAATAAGTGGCTTAAAGAGCATGATTTGAAAGAAATAACGGTGGTTAGAAATGTTGATAAGGATGGGAACGTGTATACATTAGAGCATGAATGTTTAAAAAGTAAGTCTTTGCCAAGTATTGCTTATGGGTTTAAAAAATGCTCGCTTAAGCACAAAGTTGGACCGCAGGACAAATATTGTAATAATTATATGCCTTGCAAAGAAGTATGGAAACAAGGCGAAAAAGTCTTTAAGTATGTCGGTTACGATGCAGGTGAAGAGAGAAGAAAGACCAATGCCTTTGCCATTGACCTGCAGGATAAGAAGTACAAAAAGGTCTATGCCCTTATTGATTGGGGATGGTATCGTGAGGATTGCGAAAGGGTAATACAGGATGAAGGTTTGCCACTTCCGGGAAAGAGTAGTTGTTTCTTCTGTCCGAGCATGAAAAAGCATGAGATTAGGGAACTTAAACGAAATCACCCTGATCTATACGAAAGAGCAATATCAATCGAAGATAATGCAAAGGATAATCTATTAACTGTAAAAGGATTAGGCCGTAATTGGAGCTGGAAAAGTTACATAGAAGCCGAGGAAGCACAAATCGGCATATGTTCATTCCTTGACGATGATAACGAAGCCCCTTGCGGCTGCTACGATGGTTGAATGGTTAGGAGGAAAGAATGAATACAGAATTAATGTTTAGCAGTAAAACAGATAAATGGGCAACACCACAATGGTTTTTCAATGAGCTGAACAAGGAGTTTAATTTTACTCTGGATCCTTGTGCTGATAAAACAAATCATAAATGTGATCATTATTATACCGAAGAACAGGACGGACTAAAACAAGACTGGGGGGGCAATGTAGTATTCTGCAATCCTCCTTACTCAAAACCCGAACAACCATGTAAGGCTAATTGTAAAAAGAAAAAGTGCCAAGAAAGAGGGCACCATATTACCGAGTATAAGCCAGGACAAGTTGATTGGATAAGAAAATGCTATATAGAAAGTCTTAAGCAAAATACTAAAGTGGTAATGCTTATTCCTGTAAGGACAGACACAGAAGCTTTTCACAAATACATAAAGGATCATGCAGAAATAAGATTTGTAAAAGGGCGGTTAAAATTTGGAGGATGTGAAGATGCAGCTCCATTTCCAAACATGGTTGCGATATTTCATTGAATGGTTAGGATAACCGGGAAGGAGCTATATGTGTGTAAAAGCATGTGATTGTAATAACTGCTATCAAAAGAAAACTTGTACTGATTGCGAGCATTGTAGGTACATAACCGGAAAAGTAAATTGTTACTCCGAAGGGATAAAAGGCTGTGAACACAGAAAGCCTTATCCAGAAAGGCGGATTGAGGTATGAGTGATTTAATAAGCCGTAAGGCATTAATAAAAGCAATGGAAAATAAATACGATATCGCAAACGAAACAGGAATGTACCCAACTGGACTGTCAGAAGCTTTTATTATAACAGAAAAGATTATCCAAGAACAGCCCACTGCCTATGATGTGGACGAAGTAGTGGAACAGTTAGAAAATTCGGACTCCGTACAATGTTTCGGGAGTGTAAACAGTGGTAATTTATTAATTCCTGTAACAGAAGCGGTAAAAATTTTGAAAGGTGGGTTAGAGTAATGAATAAAGAGATAGAAAAGGCTATTGAAGAATTAAAGTCACTTAAAGGTATTTGCTTATATGCCGAGGCTGGACAGCAACCTACACTGGCAGCAATAGAGCTTGCTAAAGTATATGATTTATCCATAACCGCCCTAGAAGCACAGCAAGCCGATAAGTGGATTCCCATATCGAGTGGTAGGATTCCGGATGAATATACACAAGTATATGTAACCACTTCTACAGGAGGACCCTTTCATTTGTTTTATTCAAACAATGAGTATAGATTTGGAAATTACAGTGGTGACCCTATTATTGGTACTGTGATTGCCTGGATGCCATTTTATATTCCGAAACCCTGGAAGGAGGAACAGCTATGAAGTACAACAATGAGATACAGGCAGAAGCAATAGAAAGAGCTGCAAAGCGGTTGAAACTTGATGCACATATAAATTACTGTGATTATAAAAAATATTTGCATACATGGGCTGACCAGTTAATGAAAAGATGGTTTAGAAAAGGTATGCCTTATAAACAATCCTTTTTGATGTGTGATTCATTGGACGTGAATTTCTTCTTTCTCCAAAATGGAGAAGCGGTATATACATATGCCGGCTATGCAGATGATAGGGACGCAAGAAAATATAAGATTGTGGAAGCGTTCCGCAAAGCCAATCAAATGCGTGAATACATGCAGGAAGAAGCTGAGAAGCTGTTACAGGAGGTGCAACCATGAAGCGCAGCAATCCAGAACTATTACAGGAGGTAGATAAGTGAGCAATACAACAGTAACGCAGAAAATTACATATATTGCAAAGCATTATAGCAGAGCACATAAAAAGTGGTTTGACGGAATCGAAAAAGAGGAACTAGAAGGACTGATGGCTTGGGTAAAAGAAATGAATCAAGGAAGACCTGGATATTACCGTATATTTGAAAAGATTGTTACGGTAGAAACGGTAGAAACCAGAATCGAGGTATCCAATGAATAAGGATAAGTTTATAGATTATACAAAAGAAAGGGTGGAGAACTTAAAAGAAGAATATAAAAATGCATACAAGGGAGGAGATGCCGAAGAAATGGCATTTCTTGAAGGGAAAATAGAAGAAACCAAGAACTACATGAAACTCATCCAGTCAGAGCCGGAAGAAAAGACCAACTTTAATGTAATTACAGAATCCCCCGAGAAACTATATAAATTTATTTTAGACCAATATGGATACAGTCAGGTCAAGGATGGAGCAATCTATATTAATCTTGAATGGTGGCTTAATGAAAAGGCAGGTGAATGATATGAAGAGATTTAATACATGTACAAAACACGGAATACAATATGTTGAAAATTTAAATAAGTCGACTGTAGTAATGTCTATAGCTGATTTTAGAAGTATCGAAGCAAAATTAAATACGTTGGATTCATACATTGATACAGGCCGTACACCAGAAGAAATAATTAATTTATGTGATGCGAATAGTAACTTACTTAAATATGCAATATCAAAGATGGTAATAAAAAATGAACGTGACCAATGGAAAAGGCAAGCCATTACATATGCCAACCAGCTCGGTATACTGCGAATATGGCACTCAAAATATGGTCCAGCAATTGACGAAATACTGGAGGAAGATTTCAAGACTATGTTTCCAGATACCAAGTGTTCAATGCCGGATAGTAATTGAGCGAACACTCCCGGCGCTGGTTTCCGGCCATATAGTAAACCCTGTAAGATATACCGCTATCGATATTCCGGGTGTACTTAATTCCTTCTGATAATATTATATGAACAAATGTTCTGAAATACAAGCGGAAAAAATTAGAGAAAGGAATAAGGTGAAAATTATTGACAACAGATGAATTAAGACAAGATATATACAGCCGGTATTGTGTTGGACAAGTAGTCAATATGAGGAAAAGAGATTCTAACACAGATAAGATAGTGAAACGGTTTAAGATTACTATATTGGGGTTCTATCCTCATTTCGTGCTGACTGAAAAGAACGGTGCAAGGGAATGTTTTACATATGCTGATTTTAAAGACCTTACCAGATTGGAGAAAGGATGATGTGATTGACCGAAGAAAAGTTATGCCAATATAAGAGCTTAAAAGCCGAAATAAGGGACCAAGAAAAAAGATTGGATAGATTGTATGATAGGGAGGTTACGGTTGTAGCTGGCAAGGTTAAGGCATCTATGAAAGACTTTCCTTACACGGAATATAGGGTAGGAGTACAAATGGAGGACCCTACAGAAGCGGAAGAGCTGCATAAGCTAATAAGAAAAAAGGAAAGCCGATTAAAAGAAGCCAGAAGTCTTGCAAATGAAATTGAGGAATTTATATCAGATATTTCGGAAAGCGAATTAAGAAGAATATTTGAACTAAGGTTTATTGATGGTATGAAGCAAAGGGAAATCGCAGAACAATTAAATATTGAGCGCAGTGGAATATCAAAGAAAATCAGCATTTACCTTAAGTTTCACACAAATCACAAAAATAGTGTGGTATAATTACCATAGAACGATTATAACAACAACCTTCATATTCATAGATTCCTTATATGGGCACTTGTAACTTAGAAATGGGTTACAGGTGCTTTCCTACGTTTGAAAGCAGGTGAACAATGAAATGTATTAAGATAGATTTACCAGAAGATTTAAAGAACATAGAAGTGCATACATTGGCAGATTTACACCTGGGTGATAAACATTGCGATATAAGGACCATACAGGAGCGTATAAGGCATATAAAGGACACTGATAATGCTTATGTGATATTAAACGGTGACCTTATGAATAATGCTACTAAGACATCGGTATCAGATAGTTACTCAGAGAAGTTAACGCCCATGCAACAAATCGGACAGGCGGTTGACCTGATAGAGCCGATTAAGAAAAAGATATTATCCATACAAAGTGGTAACCATGAAGCCAGGACATACCGGAAAGAAGGTATTGACCTTACGGAAGTAATGGCGAGAGAGTTAGGTCTGGTAGATAAGTATTCAGACAACGCAGCACTCTTATTTGTCCGGATGGGATGGAATGAAGCAAGAAAGAGAAAGCAATGGTATTCCTTATTTGCTAATCACGGATCAGGTGGAGGACGTAAAGAAGGAGCCAAGGCAATAAGGCTGGCAGATATGGCAAGTATAGTTGATGCAGACATATATATCCATTCTCATACCCACCTCCCAATGATAATGAAACAGGCATTTTACCGGGTAGACACAAGCAACAGTGCAGCCAATTGCGTTGACAAACTATTTGTAAATACCTCTGCCACTCTTAACTACGGAGGGTACGGGGAAACATACGAATTTAAGCCGGCAAGTAAAGATACTCCGGTTATATATCTGAGCGGAGAAAGAAAACACTTCACAGCAAAACTATAGGAGGTAGAGTATGAGTGATAATGTAAATCATCCCAGCCATTATACAGGTGGGTCAATAGAGTGCATAGATGCAATCAAAGAAGCCACATGCGACCTAAGAGGTATCATGGCAATATGCACCGGCAATGCAATTAAATACTTATGGAGGTGGCATAGGAAAAACGGAACAGAGGACCTCAAGAAAGCCAGATGGTACATAAACCGACTGATATATGAAATAGAATCAGGGGATAAGGCTAAACTACTCCGATTACTGCACAGTGACCGTATGGAATTGGATGCCACAGTCGAACAACTTACAGAGCAAGTAAGGAAAGAAGAACCCGAGCTTGATAAGGAATGGTAATGGCCTATGAAACAATGTATAGGATGCAAACATATAAGCAGCCGGAAGTGTGGTTTTATTGTTAAGATACGGGGTAGTAGTGGGGCGGTAAGTTACAGTAAAGTTCCTGGTGAGAGGTGTTCGTATGGGATTAAAGCAAAGGATAATAATTAATCTGATTATCTTATTATGTATCATATTCATGGGAGTTATTGCTTTTATACCGTTCAAGTATGTAATATTAGAGCTTATTCGGCTAATTATAGTTGTTGTGTTGGGTATGGTATTACTGATATGCACAGCTTGCACAGAATAATTTTACATAGTAACTTATAAACATATCAAAATGTATGGGGTTATATCATTGGTTATATTATAAATATACAGTAAGGTGATTGCATGAAGCTATACGAAACTACAAGATGGAGAAAGAAAAGAGAATACATATTAAGACGTGACGGTTACATATGCCAACACTTCAAACGATATGGGAAGAGAAGGGATGCTAACACAGTACATCATATCTACCCGTTGGACGAGTATCCGGAGTATGCATGGTGTGATTGGAACTTGATTTCATTATCTGCAAAGGCTCATGACATGATGCATGACCGTGTGACTGGAAAGCTCACTGCATTGGGAGAAGAATTGAAACGAAAGACCATCCCCCCACCCTCAAGGGTTTAAAATTAACTTGGAAATCACCGTTGGATGGAAATAATTCCAATAGAGCAAAGTTTTTAAAACTTTTTTTGAAGCTTGAGAAAAGAGGTGAATATATGCCAGGAAAGGCTATCCGTAAGGAAAGTATTAAAAAAAATACCATATCAGATATGACTAAACTTGGTGTATATAAAGCTGAGTATGAGCCGATAATTGATATTTATTGTGAAATGAGAGAACAATATGAACTATATACAAAGCAGTTAAAAGATAAAAAATATAAATGTGATGAATACACAGCAGCCGGAGGAACTAAGAAATCGGCCCTAGTATCGACAATAGAAACATTGAGAAAAGACATACTCCTATATTCGGACAGGCTGGGATTAAATCCAAAGGCAATGATGAAAGATAATCCATTGTCTGGTAAGAAAAAACAATCAAAATTGGAAGCGGCCTTAAGTAGTATTGGACAAGAGTAATTCAAAATATAAAAACTATGATATTGTTATGGAGTATGCCAATAGCGTAGTTAATAAAAAAAAGATAGCTTGTAAAGAGCTGATACAGGGGTGTCAAAGATTTTTAACAGATTTAGAAAATGAAAAATATGATTTTAATGCCAAAGATGCAGAATTTGTTATACAAATTATTGAAAAGACGTTCTGCCATGCGCAGGGTGAAAAATTGGATGGCACTCCATTATTGGGAGAGCCTTTTTTATTGGAGCCATTTCATAAATTTATAGTATATAATCTTTTGGGATTCAAGGAAAAGGGAACACAAATCAGGCGTTTTAAAGAAGCGTTTATTTTTATCCCTAGAAAAAATATAAAGACATCATTTGCTGCAGCTCTGGCATGGGCCTTGGCGCTTTTGGAAAGAAAAAGTGGCAGTAAAGTATATATTACAAGTGCAGCCCTCAAACAATCACTTGAAAGCTTTAATTTTATTAATTTCAACCTTGATAATATGGGAGAAAAAGAAAACTTCCGAGTTATAGATAACAACCAGGAACACAGCATCAAGGGTGATTTAGGTGATGGAACGATATTTATACAAGCCTTGGCGGCAAGTCCTGATAGGCAAGATTCACTAAATTGCAATATTGGAATAGCTGATGAAATACATGCTTATAAAACACCTAAACAGTATAACATAATAAAGGAAGCCATGAAAGCTTATACAAATAAGCTCATGATAGGTATAACTACTGCCGGTGATGATATGACAAGCTTCTGTTATCAGAGGTTACAGTATTGTAAAAAGATACTGGATAAGACGGTTCCAGATGAAAAGTATTTTATATTTATTTGTAAGGCCGATGAAGATGAAAGCGGAAATATAGATTACACTAACCCTGTAATTCATGAAATGGCAAATCCAGCATATGGAGTATCAATAAGGCCTGACGATATTATGAATGATGCTTTACAGGCACAAAACGATCCACAGCAGAGAAAAGATTTCTTTGCAAAATCACTTAACATCTTTACTGCAGCAATGAAAGCATATTTTAATATAGATGAATTTAGACGCAGTGACCGCAAGTTTAACTGGACCATAGAAGAATTAGCCAAACTTCCGGTACAATGGTACGGAGGTTCGGATTTATCTAAGTTACACGACCTGACAGCAGGAGCGTTATATGGAACATTGCACAATTACCCATGCACTAACGCAAAAGGTGATAAGGGTAATTATGATGTAGACATCATTATACCACATGCATGGTTTCCAATTGTTATGGCTGCCAAAAAAGCAGAGGAGGATAATATACCGTTATTCGGATGGAAAGATGATGGGTGGTTAGATATGAGCAATAGCCCCACAGTAAATCATGCTGAAATTGTCAATTGGTTTATAGGCAAGAAAAAAGAAGGATTTAAAATAAAACAGGTAGGACATGATAGGAAGTTTTGCCGAGAATATTTTATAGATATGAAAAAGGCCGGATTTAACATAATAGATCAGCCACAGTATTTTTATAAAAAGTCAGAGGGATTTCGAAGAATAGAACAAAAAGCTAAAGACGGGTTGTTATATTATATGCATTCTGATGCCTATGAATATTGTGTTCAAAATGTACTTGCGATAGAAAAAACAGATGATATGATTCAATATGAAAAAGTTAAACCAGAACAGAGGATTGATATATTTGATGCCTCTGTTTTTGCATGTGTAAGAATGTTAGAAGCTATGGAAAAGCAGAACAAGTTAAATGGATGGTTTTAAATGGAGGTAAATATGGGTATTTTGAAGCGAAATAAAAGAAAAACTAGAGCAGACACAACGGTATATTGGGTGAATGGAGGAGATGCGAGAGATATTCTTTGTCCTACAGGATACACCAGATTAATTGATAATGAAGAGGTTAGAAAGTGTACTCATAAAATAGCTGATTTAGTGTCTAATATGACAATCATGTTAATGGCTAATGGTGATAATGGGGATGTTCGTATTAAAAATGAACTATCCAGAAAGATTGATATTAATCCAAATAAACTTATGATACGGAAACAATTCATTTACAAGACTGTTACCGACATGATTTTGTATGGAAATTCAGTATGGCTTCCTACTTATGGCGGAGAATACCTAGAAAATCTGGACATTTTAAAGGCTGACAGATTGCATTTTGATGAAACAAAAGACGGATATCAGATACGCTACGGAAACACTGTATTTAACCCTGACGAAGTGGTGCATTTTTCTTTTATACCGGATGATGATAAGCCATTTATGGGTGTAGGATATGCAAAACAAGTAAAAGAATCAATAGACAATCTTTTACAGGCTAATGCTACAAAAACAGGATTTCTTAAATCAAAGTGGAAGCCGAGCTTAATCATATCCATACAGGCGGATATTGACCAGTTACAAGATAAGGAACTTAGAAATAAAATTGTAGGGAGTTATACTGACACAACGGAAATAGGCGAACCCTGGTTAATTCCAGCGGGTGAAATAGATGTAAAAGAAGTTAAGCCACTAACCCTTGCAGATTTAGCAATACAGGATAGTATAACGTTGGATAAAAAGTCCATAGCCACTGCAATGGATGTGCCTCCGTTTATGGTTGGTGTAGGGGAGTTTAAAAAGGATGAATATAACAATTTCGTCAAAAGAATATGTTCGAGCTTTTCACAAATAATTCAACAGGTGCTAACTAAAAGTATTCTTTATTCGCCGGATATGTATTTTAAAATGAAATCAAGGAGCCTGCTGCAATATGATCTCCCAGAACTTACAGCACATGTAAAGGATATGGTTGCTGGTGGAATGTTAAACCGGAATGAAGGAAGAAACGAATTCGATTATTCTCCGGTTGATGATGATGGAATGAACGATTATATTGTCCTTGAAAATTATATACCGGTTGATAAGGTTGGGGACCAGAAAAAATTAAAAGAAGGTGATATAAATGGATAAAGAAAAGAGACAGGCTTATTTTAAAAGTAAACTTGAAACCAGGGCGGAGCCTGATGGAAATAAATACATAGAAGGTTACTGGGCCGTATTTAACCAAGAAACAGAATTATGGCCCGGAACATATGAACAGATTGCACCAGGCGCTTTTGACAATTCAATAAAAAATAATGATATCCGCTGCCTATTTAATCATGACAGCGGTTTTGTTTTGGGCAGACAATCTGCTCAAACCCTTGAATTAAAATCTGACAATCACGGCCTATGGGGAAGGGTAAAAATCAATGAAGAAGATTCACAAGCGGTGGCGGTGTACGCCAGAGTGCAAAGAGGTGATATAACTGGATGTAGCTTTGGATTTTGGCCTATATCAGAAGAATACGAAGAAATGAATGGAGAATTCCACTGGACTGTGAAAGAAGCAGATACGGAGGAAGTCTCCGTTTGTACTTTCCCTGCCTATCCTCAAACTGAAATACAGGCTAGAAAAAAAGATTTTGGAAACAACATAACAAAGAAAATTGAAACACGGAAAAAGATGTTAAAGGAAAGGTTAGGTAAAATAAATGCTTAAACAATTAAAATTACGAAAAGATTTAGCTGTAAAAAAGTCACAGCTTGAATCCTTAAGACAGCAACAGACAGGTTTTAAGACAAGAGAAACAGAATTGGCTACAGCTCTTGAGGAAGCTAAAACGGATGAAGATATTAATCTGGTGAATGAAGGAATTGAAACCCTCGAAAAAGAAGTAAAAGAAGCTAATGCCGATGAAAAGGCGGCAACTATCGAAAATGAGATTGCAGATATTGAAAAAGAATTATCTGAAATAGATGAGAGATCAGAAGAAACAAAAAAAGAAAATCCTAAGAAAGAGAGAGGGGAAAAAGGAATGAATAAATTACAGGTAAGAGAGCTGCTTAAAACTGGTGCCTACTATGAAAGGGCAGAAGTAAAAGAGTTCTACGACAAATTTAAGAACTTAAGAGCTGTAACTGGAGGAGAACTTACAATACCAGAAATCGTAGTAAACCGTATTATGGATATTTTAGGTGATTATTCCACTCTTTATCCTCTGGTAGACAAAATCAGAGTAAGTGGGACAACCAGAATCCTTATCGATACCGACACCACGGCAGCTACATGGGTTGAAATGAAAGCGCCTATCCCTACAGGAGACGTAGGAACCATTACAGATATTTCCTTCGATGGATACAAGATAGGCAAAGTAACTTTTGTTGATAACTCCATGTTACAGGATAGCATCATCAACCTGGATGATTATGTGACAAAGAAGATAGCCCGTGCTATTGCACTGGGACTTGACCTTGCTATCTTAAAGGGAACAGGAGTAACCAATAAGCAGCCAGATGGAATAATTCCCAAACTGGCAGCTAATCACAAGGTTACGGCAAATACCGGAAAGCTTGTTGATATCGTGAAGCCTATTAGCCTAATTGATACCGGGGCTGATTCCATCGGAGAAATTGTAGCGGTGATGAAAAGAGCTACATACTACAATAGATTTCTTGGATACACCATTAATGTAAATTCAGCCGGACAGGTAGTTGGAAAACTTCCGAATTTAACACAGCCAGATTTATTAGGATTAAGAGTGGTGTTTAACAATAATATGGATTCTGACACTGTACTGTACGGAGACTTCTCCCAGTACACGCTTGTTGAAAGAGAAAGCGTAACGATAGACACTTCCGAACACGTTAAATTTGTAGAGGACCAGATGGCATTCCGCGGAAAGGGAAGATTTGACGGAAAACCCACAAAGCCGGATGCATTTGTACTTGTTACTATAGTTGACCCGGTGGGGTAAATAGCTATAGCCTAAAGAGTGCCAGTTATACGGCTGACGACCTTAATACAATGACAGTTTCACAAATAAAGGCATTAGCCGCAGAGCTGGGCTATAGCATAACCAAGACACTCAAAAGTGATATCATAAATGAATTTTTAGGGCAGCAGGGTTAACTTGCTGCCTTTTAAAGAAGGTGAAGTATGGAACAAGTATTAGCAATGTTTAAAGCCGACATCGGTATAACCAGCACTGCAAGAGATACATATTTTACAAATTATATATTATCCCAAAAAGCCGAACTCGAAAAGAAGGGTTTTAAGCTATTAATAGAAGCAGAGGGGGAAACGCCGGCCAGCATTGATGATATTATGCTACTATCAGACCATGCCGCCTGGTGTTACCGAAAAAGGACAGAGAATATACCACTTTCCCAAAACTTACAGATTCGTATTAAAAATAGAATTGTAAAAGCAAGGAGTGAGCTGAATGGATAAAGATGCAATACTTCTTTGGGAATTGATTGAAAATGGAGAAATAGTTGGAAAATCACAGTCTGTATACGTTTCCGAGGGTTCGGTTACAAGACAAGAATTTTACGTGTCACAACAGTCCGGAATGACGCCATCTATTGTATTTACTCTCAACTCCATAGATTATGACATTACAAAGCATTTGGAAGCCGATACTAATAGGCCGTTGTATGCAACGAAAATTAAAGTAGATGGTGCTGAATATGATATTATTCGGACATATAGGCCGAAAGACAGCGAAGAAATTGAGCTGATATGTGGGTGACAATATGAAAGTAGATTTAAGCTATCAATCAGCTGTAGATTTCTTTAAACAGGATATTAACAGCGTTGCCGAAAGTATGTACAGCCAAAGGGTAAAAATAATAAAAGATTGTGCAAAAGTGGTAAGTGCTGCGGTGGTAAAAAACCTGCCGGAATCTGATGTAAGCCAACCGATGTACCAACACATGAAAACCGATGTTAAAACCCGAATTAAGGATGATAATGAGGGTGAAATTATTGCTATTATTGGTGGTGGAAGAAAAACGGCATATAAATGGCACTTGGTAGACAATGGTACTTCTGAAACACAGGCACAGCATTTTACGGATAAGGCACTGAGCGAATCAGAATCAAGTATAGATGCAATTATGGATAGTGCGATATTTAAGGCGGTAGATAGTAATGGAAAATAGGATAATGGAATTCTTAGAGGTTGCAACTAATTTGCGACCTATTTTATTTGATGAAGGTCAGGGCAAGAATGTATTTCCTTGTATTACCTACCATTTCTATTCTGATGAAGGAGCCGTTTTTGGAAGTGGAAAAGCTGAAATCGAAAAGGCAAGTTGTCAAGTAGACTTTTGGTACAAGGTTAAATCCGAAGAAATAAAACAGGCTATTACAGCCGTAAAACAGGCTATTGTTAATGAGACTACATTTACACACCCTGTTAAAGAACACTTATTTGAAACAGATAAAAAAATATATCATACGTATTTTACGTTTGAATTGATTAAAAAGGAAGGGGAATAATATGCCAAGCGGAAAAGCGAATAGATTTAATATTAAAAGAATCGTTTATGCAATGGTATTAGAGGATACAAAAACCTCATTTAAGCATGGCCCTATCAAGGAATTTGGTAAGCCTATGCAGGTTCAATTTACTCCTACAGTGGCTACCGGAACATTATACGGAGCAGGAGTTAAGGAAGAGGATATCAGCCGGTTAACCGGCGGGGAACTGGCTCTTGATATTAATAAAGTGTTTATAGAAGTCAGGGCTGAAATTTATGGTAACACCTATACTGACGGAACACTGCATGAAGTGGTAGGGGCTCAGCCAAAAGATATCGCAATTGGTATTGAATTAGAGGAAACCGGGGACAACAGGGAATTGTGCTGGTTCTTCAAAGGAAAGCCAAGAATGGGAGCGCAGACTACACAGCAATCCACGGACAATATTAATTTCTCCACAGATTCTATTACAGTAGGACTGGTGCAGAGAACATTTGACGGAAGATTACGTTCATTTGGTGATACTGCTAATACCGAATTTACAAAAACCGTTGCAGATGCATTTCTTGATACAATACCAGGCGGAACCTTAGTAACAGGAACAGGGGGCTGATAAAATATGAAAAAAACTCTTAACGTAGAAGATGCAACAGAGATTGAATTAAAATTTAAAGATGAAACGAGCCTTAACTTAGCCTTTAATGTTAGGGCTCTTTCTTTTATCAATGACAAGGCTATTGGTGGATTAAAAGGCCTAATGCAGCAGACGAGTGTACCAGAATATTGTGCAAAAGTAGTTTACATGACTTCCAAGGCTGCCGGGGAGGAAATGACAATACAAAAAGCTCGAACCTTAGTTTGCCAAATGAGCCCAAAAGTAGTAACAAAAATTGTGCAGGAATACCAAGCTACATATGGTGGGGATATTGACGATGAAGCTCAAAAAAAAACAATAGAGGAGATAGTAAAGGCAATATCGAAATAGAAGATATTGAAATAGACCTTGATTACCTTTACTATTTCTACTGCATTGAAATGAATAGGCCAGAACAAGAATTCTGGAATAGCAGATTATCAAAAATAATTAAAATGATTGATATGTATGCAGATAAAAAAGCCATGGAAGCACATGCAATGCGAAATGAACAGTATCAGTCAAAGTATTTTTCTGGTGGAAATAAAGCTAAAAAGATAAACAGTCTTAAAGAGATTGAGGGGTGGTAAAATGGCATCGAATAAAAAGACAATAGTACTTGGACTAGATTATAGCCAGTTTAGTGGCGGAATTACGGAAGTTAACCGTAAGATGGGATTATTAGACCAGGAGTTTAAGCTTGCTTCCGAAATGGCAAAGCAGTATGGTAGCGAAACCGACCAGCTAAAAATAAAGGAAGATCAGCTCACGCAGAAAATTGCACTCCAAAATCAAAAGCTGGAAGAAGCCAAGAAAAAATACGATGATGTAATGTCGTCTAAGGATAGAAATAACAAAAAGACCGATGATGCCGACAAAGCACTCCTCAAGGAAAGAACCGCCCTTGAAAAGCTTAATAACGAGCTTGCAGCCAATAAAGAAAAAATGGACCAAGTAGCAATGTCAGATATTGATAGAAAAATGGCATTGCTACAGCAAGAGTTTGAACTTGCATCAGAAAAATCCAAGGAATTTGCAACGGATACCGAACAGCTTACTCAAAAGAGCAACTTGCTATCTGACAAAATAGCCTTGCAGACACAAAAGGTCGAAATGACAAAGAAAGCCTACGATGATGCCAGAACAAGCGGAGAAATGAACGAGCAGCAGTTGGATGCTTTATATTCTGCCTATCTACAAAATGAAACCGCCCTTTCAAAGCTGAACAACGAATTGCATGACAATGACGAAAAGGTTAAAAATAGTGAAACCAGTACAAGAAGTTTCGGTGATACAATCCGCAGCGTAGCAAGCGCAATTGGAGTTGATGTAAGTCCAGCAGTGGAAGCGTTGGCCAGTAAATTTGATGGTGTAAGTGAAAAAGCAGGAGCCGCAGTTTTAACCATTGGAACTGTATTAACGGCACTTGGAAAAGCAACACTTAGCACAGCGGAAACAGCTGGGGCAGTAGATGAGCTATCGCATAAAACTGGATTAAGCACAGATACCATACAAGAGTTCAATTATGCAGCGGAATACCTTGAAATATCGGCAGAGGATATCGGTAGTTCTATTGCTAAAATGACTAAAAACATGGATGCTGCCAGAAGTGGTACAGGGGATGCGGCGGAAGCCTTTGCAAAACTTCATGTCAGGATAAAAGATGCAGGCGGTCAATTAAGGGATAACGAAGAAGTTTTCTATGACACCATTGATGCCCTTGGAAAAGTAAAAAATGAAACCGAAAAAGATGCTTTATCGATGGCTGTTTTTGGAAAATCCGCAATGAGCCTAAATAATTTAATAATCGAAGGCAGTGACGGAATAAAAGAATATGCAAAGCAAGCCCATGAAGCCGGGTATGTCATGGACAATGAAACTATACAGTCATTCAACAACATGGATGATGCCATGGTTGCAATGAACAAAAAATTTGATGCTGTAAAATATAAATTAGGTGAAGCACTTCTTCCAGTATTCCAAACTTTTGCAGATATAATAAGTGGTATGCCGCCGGAGGTTTTAGCCGCCGGAGTTGTTCTTGGAGGATTGGCTTTGGTTATAGGAAGCGTTGCAATGGCAGCAGGCGGAATGACTATGGCTAATACCCTATTATCAGTTTCGAATGCGGCAGTGGGAGTGTCGGGAGCATCTGCAGCAATTGCACTTGCACCATATCTGTTAATTTTAGTAGCGGTAGCTGGAATAATTGGTCTGATAATCGGAAGAAGCGCAGGCGTAAAAGAAGCTATGAATGATGCAAAAAATTCCATTGCAGACCTTGCTAATAGTTCAAATAAAGCCTTAAGCAGTGCACAAAATGCATCTAATCAAGTAAACGTGGTTAAAAAAAGGTCCGAGGAATATGGTAACGCTTATTGGACTGTTGATTATAGCAATTCAAGCGGTTCAAGAGGTTTTGCAACCGGTACAGACTTTTATCCTGGGGGCGAAGCTTGGGTGGGAGAGGGAGGCCCGGAGAAAGTAGTTCTTCCAAGAGGAAGTAAAATATATAGCAATGCGGAAAGCAATATGGGCGGAGGAAATATTTATATTGAGCATATGACAATTCCAGCATCTGACTTAGACGAAATACAAAAGGTAATTAAGGTTTTCAATGATTTAAGGCAAAAATCAAGGCAAGGGACGGTGAGATAATGGCACAGCATACAGCAGTTATAAATTGTTCGGCGGATACCTATTTATATGCAACAGGCCAAGTTCCCTCTTCTTATACTTCAAATTACGGACAATCAAATCCCTTATTACTTGCCTATATAAATGGTCTGATGTTCGCAAGGGACGTTTTCGCTTTTGATTTATCTTCTATACCAGATGATAAGGTGATTACAGGTGTAACATTTAGCTTTAAACTGAATAGTTTCCAGGCGGTTGATTCATCTGGTACACAATATGAAAATGATACATCTTATCCATTTGTTATCCGGGCAAGGTGTCTAACAACCTTAAATAAAGCTGAGATTGAGACAACTCTAACGCACAAACAAGTTGCAGACAGCAGCAGTGCAGATAATATCATAAATATCAATGCACTTGGACAAGATAGCTCTTTAAACATTACCGCAATGGCAGGCGCTGTTGTAACAATGCCTATTAACAGTCCAAAGCTCGTTGATAAAAACCTTATTATTGGATTACGCTGTGATACCAGTTATTACCTAAACAGCATGAAAATGCAATTGTGTTATGCCAATATTTCAAGCAGAGAGGGAAGTTATATTCCATCTGTTACCGTAACTTATGAAGATCCTATGGCGGTTGCACCTACTGGATTAGTACCGAGCAATACAGTAAGAAATAAGGCTGGTCAAATAAAATTAAATTGGCAGAATACAAGCATACAAAAGAATTTTGAAGTGCAGTTTAGTACTAACGGATTTGCAACATATACAACAGCAACCGGAGGAACTGAAAACGGTTACACTATACCAGCATTTGCATTTGATAACGGTCAAACCGTAGCATGGAAAGTAAGAATTAAGGATATGTTGGATTCGTGGTCACCATTCAGTGAAAGCGCATCTTTTAACATTGGCGCGACAGTTCCCTTAACACCTACTCCGATAAGTCCAGTAGATACAACGGTTAACAGTTCAGACGATATATATTTTCGCTGGAAATTTGTAGATGATTACGGATATTCGCAAGCAAGATACACTATTGAGTTACGTAAAGGCACAGATACACCTATAACCATTGCCCAATCTACCACATCAACAATAAGCATAGTACAAAAAGGTATTATAAGTGGTGGAAATTATAGCTGGAGAGTAAAGACCCAGAATCCATTTTACGAAGAATCACCATGGACAGCTTGGCAAAACTTTTATTCTATCGGTAAACCAGAACTACCAGTTATAACAGGTGTAAGCAATAGTATGCATCCGCTTGTTACATGGCAAAGTACTGGACAAAATTTATTCGAGTTGAAAATCTATAAATACGGAATTCTGATGCATGACAGCGGAGAGCAAATAGCGGAGAATAATTCCTATACCATACCAGATTTTATTGACATTGGTGATTATACATTAGCACTGAAAATTAACAATATATATGGACTATGGTCGGATGAAACTGCCTACAACTTTACAATATCTTTTACCAGACCACAGAAACCAAAAATAAGCGGCGGAAGCACAGAGGATTATTTTATTGCACTTTTGGTAGAATCTATAACACCCAGTAACTTGATTTACCACAAGGGGCCTAAAGATACAATTTTCAGCCTGATTGCTACGATTGGAACCAATACATATAACGATATTTTAGCTGGATGCGGTGATAATCAATATTTCGCCAGGGCAATTAACGGTACTGGATATAATGATTCAGATATTATTGCTGTTAAGTTAGATTTTGCTGGTATCGTCTTAAATAATGGAAGTGATTATATCAACCTTTGGAAAACTCTTAACTCTGACAAGAGGAAGAATATCACTATTGGAAAAGATCAGTATCAGATACAGTTGAATGGCAGAGTATATCCGATTAGTCAATCAACAGAATTTTTAACACATACAGAAACACACGAATATGCTATAACACTTAGCGAACTTGACCATACAGTGGCTATGTTGGAAATGTCTGAACTTTATTACAGAAACGATAAAGGTTACCGATTCCCGGCGCAGATAACCGGCATTCAGCTTAATGAAACTGAACTGGATATCTATACTGTAAGCTTTTCATTATCAAGATTGGAGGAATGATATGCAATTACTTAGTAATCAAGGATATACACAAGAACAAGTTAAAAATGCCCTTCATTCCTCTAGAACGATTAAATGGGAGTATATGCTTTTAGATAAAAATGATAGAAATATCGGAACAATAAAAGATATTACAGGCTCATATGGATTGGATTCCGAAGCAGAAATAAAAGGAAGTGCGCGGTTTGAACTTTCTGAAAGGGAATATAAAGACGTTGATTTCTTTTCAGAAAGAATCAAGCCTTATTTTTGCTTAAAAATAGGCACAGAATGGCTCAAATGGGAGCAAGGTATATATTTACTCAATTCACCCGATAGAAGTGAAAATAAAGGTGGAATTTACAGAAATATCGAAGCTTATGATAAAACGGTTATCTTACGAGAGGATAGAGTTTACAACCGCTATTTAATACCAAAAGGGACATCTTACAGCGTAGCAATACGAAATTTAATACTTTCTACCGGAATTACGGATTTAAGTATTCAGGAATCAGAGTTGGAATTAAGTGTGGATAAGGAATATGAAATAGGCACTCCCAAATTGGAAATAATCAATAGTTTGTTAAATGCCATAAATTACAATTCGGTATGGTTTAACTATCATGGCACCTGTATGGTTACAAAATACATCCCTGGTAAAGAAAGAGCTTACGAATATGAATACTCCACGAACAATAAAAGTGTTACATATTACGGAGCATCTGAAACCTTAGACACTTTTAATATCCCCAACAAATTTGTCCGGTACGTTGAAAATCCAGAAACCGGATATCTTATATCTACGCTGACAAATGACCAGGCCAGTAACAAATTATCTACGGTTAATCGAGGCCGAGTGATTACAGATATTAAAAGTGTAACTGATATCGCAGATCAGCAGACACTTGACTCTTATGTCAGGAAAGAAGCGGAACAATTAAGCTTAGTATATGGCGGTTTTGAATTTTCAACTCTTCCAATGCCACACCATACATTTATGGACTGCTATTTATTCAGAAATAGGAATCTTGATGTAATGGAAAAGGTTGTAGAAACAGCATGGAATATTAATGCATCAGTAAACGGAACAATGACCCATAAAGTAAAGAAGGTGATAGAACTATGGTAGATGCAACCGACTTAATAGCAATAAATCAAAATCAAGATGAAAAAGGAATGAAACTTGCGAAAGTAACCGAACTTTTTGAAACAGGAACAGTAAAAATACAGTTTTTCGGAGAGGATACTCCGAGTGAAAAAGAATATAGTTATCTTGCCAGCTATACTCCGTCAACAGGGGATACGGTACTTATGATACCAATGGCAGAAACTTACATAGTTCTCGGCAAAATAC